TGTGTTCTATCTCTCTTTCTTTTTACACGCACACTGTAATGTAATACAGTGCATAAAGCAAGCAAAAAAGCGAAAAATAAAGCAGAAAATAAAAAAGAAGGGAACGCTATTTTTCAAGCATTCCCTTGATCCGTTCCGATAGGTCTTTGACCTGTTCCTTTAGTGTAGCCACTTCCTTTTCCAGCTCGTTATGGCTTTCTAGTTTTTTGGCTAGACTGTCAACCTTTTTGTCCATCTGTTCTACCTTGTAATCCAGCAATGCCGAATGTTTGGAGTTGCTGGTCCAGGTTGCTAGGACTGAAGGTATTCCGACGCAAAGTCCGGATATGATAGCCACAATAATTGTATCAGTCATTATTCTTCCTCGTTTACTTCTGGCAAACCTGCTAGGCTTGTTAGAATCGAGCATACGCCTGCCACGACCGTTGTGCTTGCTGCGTACATCCAGTTAATGTCCGGAACGGCTGCGCCTACGGTGATAGAGGCTAGCGCTGTTTGAGCCATTGTCTTGATTGCTCGAACTCCTGCTGCTTCCCACCATGCTTTGTTTGTAAGTCTACTCATCCTCGTTACCTCCTACTAAAAAGGGCACGCCATCTGGCATGCCTTCAATCACCTATACTATTCTAGAAACCGTTTCTGATGCGTTGATCAGAGTTCCGGCTGCTGATGTAACCCACGTTAGAGCGACCTTGTTTCCTGGTGCAGCTGGTGCTGCCTGGATTACAGCGGATACTGGAAGAGTGATCACGTTATCTGCTGCGGTTGTTGTTACTTGTGCTACGGCTCCCGGGACTGCTGTTCCGTTGGCATAAAGTTGCACTTGATTTGTTCCCGCTGCAGTTGCTGAAATCACGAAGCTTCCATCCACTTTATACGTTCCAGGTTTTACGATCTCCAGAGCGTTTCCGTTTAGATTGACTCTGTTGTTTGTCCGAGCCCGAACTGTTCCAGGTGGGATCGTTGCGCCTGCTGCTAGTGTTGCGCTTGTCGTGTTGACGACTTGGATCATCTTTATACCTCTAGGCTACTGTAGCGCCTGTAGGGTAGTAAGTTCCGTATTGTGGGTAGTAAGGCGGATTTGTGTAATATCGTCCTAATTGGCTCAAGATGTTATGAGTTTGTACGCTGTTTGAAATTGCCTGCAAGCTTTGATCATATTGAGTTTTCAAGGCATCATATTTGTCTTGCATCATTTGAGTCTTTAAGTTGCAGCAGCATTGTTCCATCTGGTGAGATAGGTTGTTAATGCTTTCCTGTACTCCTCCAAAACCTTGGCATAAAGAACTATTTACACCGTTGAAGCCATTCATCATGGCCATCTGCGTTTGGTTTGCGTTTTGCATCTGGTTCATGTTCATCTGATTGATTAGCTGCGCGTTTTCGTATGCGTTTGAGCAGATTCCGTTTGTAATTCCGTCTAGCTTGCTAATAATAGCTTGTGTATCAAATCCGCGCTGAACCTCTGCCTGTGTGCCTTGCTGGTTGTTTCCCCAGGCTCCGCCGCCACCAAATCCAAAAATCAAAAAGAATAAAATTAGAATGATAATCCCGTTTCCTTCTAGAAAGCCATCTTTGTTTCCAGTTACAGAAGCGATATCAGATAATGATAAGTTGTCCATGTGTGTTCTCCTTTCTTATCTATCTTGATTTTGCAAAATCCTATTTTAGAAAGCCCTTGAACTGTTCCGCCATTTGTTTGGCTTGATCCAGTTGAGCCTGCGTAAATTTTCCGGAGGCCATCAGCTCGTTTAAAAGTTGCTGCGGGTCCTGCGTCCCTAACATCTTTTTAAATTGCTGAAATTGTTGCAGCATGTTTCCGTTTCCTCCTGGTCTATTTTGAAGTAGTGGATTCATGACGGTTGCCTCCTCTCGCGTTCTGTTCTACCTTTGAAAGCCATTCCTGGAATTCTGCCTTCGTTAGGTACTTGTCTTCCGGTTGATCTTCTTTCACTTCCTGGAAGCTATAAGCCTTGATCGTACAGAAGCCACTTGCGTCTGCTTGTTTCTGATAAAAAACAGGCTTGTTACTGTCCATTAAAATCACGGACTGGTTCGGTCCTAGAGTGAAAGCTTTAGCACTTTCGATTCCGTTTACAAATTGAATCTGGTTCATTTGTTGGGTTGGTGCCTGCATCTGTGGCATAAACTGCCCAGGCTGCGGCATGAAATTATTGAAGTATGGTGTGTTCATTGTGTTCTACCTCTTTTCACCTATATTCTCTTATATTTTCATGTCTGGAACCGTCCCTCTTTTGTCCTTCTTTAGCTTGTAAAATCCGAAGGCCATATCTACCAAAAGGGCCCAGTAGTAGTCATTTAAATCTTTGACGGTTTCTTCGAATTCGTCTTTTGACATGCCTGCGTCCTGGTAGTGCCATTGCGAGTCTTGCGTTTTGCTTCTTAGCTGGTATACAACTTTTTTCTGTTTGTCGCTCAATCCTTGCTCCTCGATTAGAAAATGTGCAAAGTCTGGGCGTAGAGGTGTCTGGTATCTTCTATTTATTCTTCTATTCATCGTGTTCTATTGCTGATCCTTTCTATTTAAATGTTCCGTATGGCTTTACGTTTACTCCTGCCGAATTTAATTCTCCAGCGGCCATCCATCGTCGTGTTCCGTCGCCACCAATCCAGCTGATCCACACGTAGCCTTCTCGACGAGCATAGCCGTCATAGTTTACGTGCTGCCCTTTGATATATGTTAGGCCTGTATCTTGTCCCTTTAGGCTTGGCGCGCGTCTGATCTTGATTGTACAAGCCGGATAGAATGTAGCTTTTTCGTATACAAAGTCAGAAGGAATACTATTTAGCACGGATGCTGATCCCGTAGAAGTCTGGCCTCCTTGATTGAATGGCACGTGGCTTGAATCTGTCCAGTTTACGAATGATCCTTTATTTAAAATCACAGTTCCATCCGTTACAAATGCTAAATCTGCGGACACGTTGTTTGGAAGGTGATAAGTGCCTTGCGCGTTGCGGTCATAGCAATGTGTAAATTTTCCTTTTGCGACTTCCATATGACTGTGGTTTCCTGTAGCGTAACCAGTTGTCCCTTCGTCTCCAAATGTGTCGCCTTGCTTGAAGTATTTTACTTTCTTGATATCCTCGATATAGTTGTCGTGAATAAACATAAATGTTGCAAAGTCGATCGTTCCGTCTCTAAATAGAACTTTCTTGTCTGATTCTAGGAATACTGCGTTTCCGTTCTGTGCAGTGTCATAGGCTACTAGGTGGCAATCGCACGGTGCAATTGTTTCGTCAATCCCTGTGTCCTTTCCTGCGTTGTCTAAGGCGTTTGTTCCTAGGTGTGTTCCTACGTTGTTTCCTTGAGTTACATTCATGTACTCCATCGGAAAGCCTAAAAGCTGATATCCGCCTTTTGTAAGTTTTTGTCCTTTTCTCATATTCTGGACCTCCTTCTATTTATGAAAAAGAAGAAGCTTTTTTGCTTCTCCTTGTTTCCAGTGTTAGTATGTTTCTCCGGTGATTTCTTTATACTGATCAGCTGTGATGAATCCTTTTTCACAGAACTTTCTTATCTGCTTATCTGTATATAGTTTTAGATCATAAAATCTTTTGATTTTTTCAAACATAAATTAAGCCTCGCTTTCTTCTAGAAGTGTATCTGTCATCATGGCCGTGTACATGACTTGTGCCTCAATCTTATCCTGTGCGGTTGCTTGTTGCTCTGGATCAACAACTTTAGGCTTTTCTGCTTCTGCAACCTCAACCACTTTACCTTCTACAAATTTGTAATTATATCTTCCATATTTATCAACTAATCCGTTTTCTAGATATAGACCTTGAGCATGTGCGTATCTATCGCCTTGCCCTTTGTCAATCTCTGTCATTGTTTGAATTTCTTCTTGTGATAAAAAGATTTCTGAATTAATAGATGTAATGTTATTTTCTGAATCTTTATTAATATATACTTTTACCATGTCTATTACTCCTATTCATCATCATAAATTTCTGCGTCTAGATTAATTCCACCGCCTACTTTAATTACATAACTAATAGTCGATCCTCCACGTTGACTTAATTTACTTAGCAATGCGCTTGAAGGTGTTAATGCTAACTCTTTGTATCTGTCTACGCTTGCATTAGTAATATCTGGACGTTCTACATTGATACAGTCTGTGCTTGCTCCCATATAAATCCATCCTTCTAAAGTTATATTACTTGAATCTACGGATGGTTGGGAAATTCTCATTGAATTAGCCTCCGGAATATTAAGGTAAATTTTACTGTCTGAAAAAAAACCACTTCTAGCTCCGGTAATTGGTTGAAAATACCACATACATTTTTGATATTCTTCACTATAGATTGGATGGATAAAAGCAGTAGCGTGTTTACCTTTTTCCAATTTAACCCATTCAATTGTACAAGCTCCATTCTGTGATGTAGTACCAAATCTGATGATACTTAATGGTGCATTTGAACCGTCAAGCGTTAACGTATGGATTCCATTTGTTGTGATTTCTTTTTTCCCAATGAGAGCGTCTTTACCATGAAGACTGTCTCCTCCTTCTTTCATAGCTTCAAGTCTGAACGAGCCTACAATAGAAGAAACTTTTACGGAAATTGTAAATTCTTCATTTAATTCAGTTTCCAATATTTGGCTTATATAATTCTCTAAAGTTCCTAGAGAATTAGTTGTTGCGCTTCCACCTTTATAGCTTATCCCATTACTTAATTGCTTGACTGTTGTATTGTAAATTTTCCATCTATCAAATGAATAATCTGCTTCGCTATACGTTTCATATCCACGTTGATTTACTTTAAAATCCGGATTAATCAATAAATTCGGATTACTAAATTTATTTCCTAAATAATTTGCTAGTTGCGATAATAGCCCTTTTTTTAATCCTGCACCATTGTGTACAGGTAATAAGCTATTATCAGTAAAACTAGGTAATGCGTCTAATTCTGTTACTTGTTTTCCTGGCATATTATTCCTCCTTGATTTTATATTTCCAATCCTTACCGACTTCCCCACTTGCTACTTCATAAGACCAATCGGCTAGGATTGTATTTCCTTTTTCATCCACTAAATCTTGAGCGCTTGTAGCATTCAAATTCGTGGTAAAGTGGTTATTCATAACCATTTGATTCAATGCGTTATGTGATGTAGTAACCGCCTTTATCTTGGTTACGATCCAGTTAATAGCTGCCTTATCTTTAAAACCGAGCATAGGCTTTCACCTCCTATGCTTCGGACCACATTGCGTTCAGCTCGTCTGTCGTGATTGCTGTTAAATCGGTTGTCTTTACATATCCACTTAGATCAATGTCTGTATTTCCGATTTTCTCGAACGTGCTTGAGTCTGCCATCCAGATATACTCATCATAGATGTCCTGCGTTCCATGTTTATGTGCTACTAAATAAATAACGCCGGTTGCGCCTGTGCTTGGTAGTGAACTCACTTTACTGTATGAAATCTGTGTGATCTTTCCAACCGCAGTACTGATCGCAGAACTTACTTGTGACGCTGTCTGATATCCGCTGTCGTTTGTAAGCTGCGATGTTTTGGTTGGCGTGGTTACGTCTACAGCTTTGCTGGCGTCGGGTGTTAGTGCTGTTCCGTTAACCTTCACCGTTGTGATTGTGTTAACCTGAGCTCCTGATGCAATGCCTGCTAATTTGTTTTTCTCTGCTGTAGTGTAATCATTTGTTGAAAGTACTTTCCCGCCTACGGCATCAACTTTCTTTGCTAATTCTGCTTTTGTCTTTTGGACCAGTAGGGTCGCCCCTGCCTTGTCCAGATATTCTGTAGCCATGTCTATACTCCTTCCCACAAGCTGTTAAGCTCGTCTAGTGAGATTGCCTTGATCTCGTCATTTTTTATTGCGCCTACTTCTTCCGCCGTATAGCTCGGCTTTGTTGGTTCTTTAGCCCATCCAGAAACTGTCGGGTCCTCTTCTTCCATAGCTCCTATGATTTCGTTACCGTTTAGAGTAGGCTTGTTTTTCAGTTTGTTGTAGTCGCTTGTTCCTGCGACGTATTGTTCTTTGAAATCAAACCCCAGGCTTTCATTTTCCTCGGCTAGATTGATACTAAATTCATCTTTCATCATTCTATGATTTGCTTATATAAAACCGGAAAAACAGGACGAGTTAGAATTGGGGAAGCTATAACCGTTCCTTCTTCAGTGATAGCTCGAATTTGTACCTGATATCGTCCAGGCATAAATTGAAGTGTCTCTTCCTGGGTTAGCGTTACGGCCACGGTATTTTCCTCAATCACTAGGTCTTCCATTCTTTTTGTTAGAATAGTCCCGTTCTGTTCAATCGTTAAATATAGACTTGTTAGTTTCTCTAGCTCGAGTCCTGATGTGTGAATGACCAGAGTTGGTGTTGTCCCTTGTCTCATGATCTTACCTACTGAACTTGATACTTCCAGTCCGCAAATATATTAGTGCCCTCTTCGTCGGTTAGAGTGTTGTCCACGTCAACTTGAAGCTCTGTATAAATGTGATTGTCCAGAAGCATGTTTTCAAGGTTTAGAATGCGGCCAGCTAGTGCCGTTGCGACTTCACCCTGAAGCGTTTCTTCTAAAGATTCGAACCATTTTCTGAATTTCTCGCCGTTGGCGTACTGAGTGTCCTCATTTTCTTTCTGGATTCTTTCATAGAAACTTTGGAATTGATCATATAGTTCTTGTGTTGGTACTCGCGTTAAAGTATCAACCGTTAGTCCGCAGTAGTTTTCGTCAAGTCTTACGTCTTGAATCATTTCTGGCGTGATTTCTCCAGCTGATGCCTTTAAAACTACAATCGCAATGATCAGCTCGTATTGTTCTAGATTTCGAATAGGCGTAGGCATTGACTGCGTTCCTTCCTGATATACAAGACCGCATGAATTGCTGATCTTATCATATCGAATGGCCACGTAGTCGTATCTAGTGTAGTTCGTAGCGACGGTAGCCGTCAGAGTAGTTTCGTCTTTAGGCGAGTAAACGATACCACCTATTCCGTCGCTGGATGTCTTTAAAAAGGCGAGCCCGTTACTGACTGATATATTCATACCGCCGGCAATTTTTACTTTGAAGTCTTCACCGGTGATATTAAAAAGGCCAGGTGTTCTCCCGGCATGGAACATCCGCAGATCTTCTGCCAGATATTCCGTATTGTCTAAAGGGTATGCTGTCATGAGCCCCCTCCTTTCATTTTTATTGCGCTCTCTTGAATCTCTATAAGTTCTAGTTCAAGAGTGACCTGCGTCTGTAAATTGCTTTCTTCTACAAACTTAAGGCCTGAGATTCTTGCAAACGTAAATAAATTGAATTTAAAGCTTAAACACGGTATCACATCTCCTAGGTCAAAGTCCTTTTGAAGGATGGCCTTCTTGTCGTCCGCATCAATTTCAAATTCAAATTTAGAAGAGCCTTTTCTAGCCTCTGCTAACTTATTGAAGCCCCTCTCTTTTAGCATGTTGTTATACTCTTCTTCCGTATAGGTTTGCTCGTTGCCTGAGGCATCCTTATATGTAGACTGTAAATCTCGGGCATCCACATATAGCTCCATCCTTGGCTCTTCTTTTGTTCGAAGATCTACGACCACACTTTTTCGTCCTGATCCAGATTCTTCGCCATACACGTAAGCGTAGTTTTTATATCCTGATATATCCTCGATAAAAGTTTGCGAGATTAGATTTCCAAGCCTGTCTGAAAACCTTAGCTTGTTCTTTGTTGATCCTGTGTAGATTTCGAAGTAATTCAGTGTAGTCCCTTTTAGAACTTCTCTGTATCCGTAGCCTACTAGCTGGCAGTATTTCTGAGCCATGGTCCTGAGTGTGTCGTATGTCGTGTCGGATGCGTTCTCAAGTTTTCCGGGAAGGCCTGTACTCTTTCCGATTACTATATCCAATCCGCGCTTGTTCTTTTCAAAATTACCGAGCAGTGATTGTTCTACATTTCGAACGGTCAAGGTATAGAGGTTTATACGGTCCTCCAAATTGTCCATATGACCGAGTACTACAATTTCTTTTGCGAGTCTTTCTACTGATTCTATAAAGAGAATCTCGTTTCTTTCCTTGCAAACGATTCGGTTCCATTTCTGTAGATATCTTGTATTGAAGTCCGTATATTCCACATGAATTTCGGCTTTCCCTGTTTCGTAATATTTTGGGTTCCATTGCACGCTGGTTATGTTCTGGAGCGGTCCTTGTCGTTTTCCTTCTCTGCCGTATACATAATAGTGCATATCTATACCCCCGCCAGTACTTCTTCAAACCGTAGAAGCGCATCCAGGCTTCCGGGGTTCTCCTCTGCTGTATAATTCAGTACCTGTCTTCCGGGTTGAATCTGGAAAAACTCGGAATCATAGTCTGTCATCCAGAAAATGTTTTCTACTTCTCCGTTTCGTATCAAGTGGCAGTATTGCTCGTTTGTAAAAGTACTTATTTCTAGCACGTCACCTATATTCATTTCTAGGTCTGCTACTTGTCCGAAGGATATGTGTTCCTGAGTGAACACGTTTAGAATTTTCGGATTCTTCACTTTTGCCTCCGCTTTCATAGTCAAAATAAAACCGGTGTTTATGCTTCCGTTGTAATCGACTGTTACCAGTGGACTTAGAATCTTTTCTGATATTTTCCAGGGTTCTGTATTTGAAAAAGAGCGAGGAAATTTAAAGAGCGACCTCAATCTCTGGAAGGTCATCTTTGTTTCCTTTGCACGTCTTGCGTATGGGAATGGAGCCCTCAATACAATCTGGAATTTTTGCCAGGTTTCATTGAGTGTGATGATTGGCGTCGTTTTAGGTTCAACCTTCCAGTATACGTCGACCTCAGCTCTTGTGTTGATATAACGCAGTGTTGCTGATACTCCAGGAAGGATTACAGCTAGAAGTTTTTTTCTAGTGTCTGCGTTGTATTTAAAGCGCCCCTCTAGGGTGATGTCCTTGGGCTCAATAGAAGCCCCGGACACCGTTGTCCCTATTTGATTTGAAACGCTTGATTCTGATAAAGTAATCTCGTTTTTAGAGATTCCGTCTAGTGTTGTTAGTCGGATGCCTGAGGCCTCGGAAAACTCAACTGATTTCCCCAGGCTGTTTGTGTATATTACTGTTATGCCCATGCTAACCTCCTAACCATTCTTTCTGTTTCTTGCGCGATTTCGCTAGGTCTTAGCTCCTTCGCTGAATTTATAGTCTGATCTACTTGATAGACGACGGTATTGCCTAAGCCGCTTCCTAGGGCTCCAGGATTGCCTTCTAAGGCCAACCTTGAAGTTAGGCTGTCCATGTTAGCTGCTTCTAGTAAATCGCTAGACATGCGTCCCATAAAGGCCTTAGCCTTTGGCATAGCTCTTTCTACGCCTAGCGTGATTCCGGCCGGAATCCATTTACCAATACGATCTGCAAATAGTCTTGAAGGCGAGCCGATTCCTAGCGCTGACTTTACGCCGTCAATTAAACCCTTAGCCATGTTGCTTAGCCACCCGGTCAAAGATCCCCAGGCTCCGCTTATGCCTCTTCTAATTCCGCCTACGATATCAGATCCAATTGAAATCATTTGCCCTGGTATTTCTCTGACTTTATTTACGATCCCATTGAAAAAGTTGCGCCCTGCTTGAATCGCTTGATTTGCAAAGCTTCCGACAAAGCTTGCCGCATTTGAAATCGTATTTGATAAAAAGGACCACACTTTTCCTGGTAGCTGCTGAATAAAGTTCACCACATTGGTGATGAAGTCTTTTCCTGCCTGAACGGCTTTCTGGATCATCTGACTTACCCATTCGGCTGTTTTATTGATTGTGTTTAGTAGCCAAGTCCAGATCAGGCCTGGTAGCTGCTTAAACCAATCCACTACTTTCGATATAAATTGCGGAATGTCTTGCGTCGCGAATTGTACAAGTCTTAAACCCCACTCTACGAACTTTCCTAGAATGTATCCTACGGCGTATCCGATCCAGTAAGGTATCGTTGTCCCGAAAAATGTTTGAATGTTTGTCACAAGGGTGTTTACGCCTTCAGGAATTGTTACCGTGAAAAACTCCACTACTTGTGTAGCCAGGTTCTGTGCTGCGTCCACAAAACTTTGGCACGCCTGCGGTATTGTTACTGTGAAGAAGTTTACGATCCCATCTATGACTTGGCCTGTAGTTTCCTTTATACCATCCCATAAATTGATCCAGAATTCTCTGAAGCTGTCGCTTGTATTCCAAAGATATACGAACGCCGCTACTAGTGCTCCGATAGCTACGATCACCAAGGTGATAGGTCCACCGATTACTCCAAGTGCTGCGCTTAATCCAGAAAGTCCTCCGCCGGCTAGTGTAAAGGCTTCGGCCATACTTGCAATCACGCCTGTTCCTGATGATGCGGCGTAGGCTAGGCCATCAATCAATCCAGAACCTTGTGATACTAGGTGTCCGAATGTCTTGATCTTCTTTCCTGCATCACCGATTTTTTTCGCGATATTACTTACAGCCTTGATTCCTTTCCAGGCTGCAAAGGCTCCGGCTACGGCTGCAATTAAAGGCATTAGCTCCTGAATCTTATCTGCTACAGTTTGTACTTTGTCTATAATGTCTGGAAGCTTCTCGATAAACGCTGCGACGAACTCTCCTACTTTTTCTACAAGAATCGGTAAAATATCTCTGATTCTTTCCAATCCGCTTTTTACAAAGTCTAGGGAATCATTAGAGTCTAGTTTCTGCGTGACAGTCTCTCGTACACTGTTCCAGGCCTCTTGAATCTTCTCTGTTGCCGCTTTGATTGCTTCCGCTGTTGGCGTGAAAAAATCTTTCAGTGCGTTCAATGCTTTCGGTATTTCTTCTGCAATCCAGTTCAATCCGTTTTTGATTACGGACCCGAGGTTTGCAATCATTTCTTGAATTGTGGGTAAGCTGTTATCCGCTAAAAAGTCATTGAACGCTGTAATAATGTTAGCTATACCGATTGCGATACGTGCCGACATGTTTGTGAAACTTGTCGCAAAGCTTCCGGCCATCTCTTTGGCTTTTCCTGCTACAGCTGGAAAGGATTCCGTTCCGTTTTCTAGAGCGTCCATTAAAGTGTCATTAAATTCTTGCGCACTAATTTGTCCCTTAGAAAAAGCATCCGAAACTTCTCCCATACTCTTTCCCGTCTTCTCTGCGAAAATCTTTAAAACGGGAATTCCTGCGTCTGTTAAACGTTGCCATTGATCTGCAGATATTTTTCCACTGGCATTCATCTTTGCGATTGCATCTACTGTATTGGCCAAGGTTTCATTGGTTCCGTCTCCGTAGAAAGAAACGGCATCCATCATGTCCTTTACCATTCGAGTAGACTTATCTAAGCTCAGTCCTGATGTGGCCAGCTTTTGTGTTGAAGTGGCTGCTGTATCTAGGCCATAAGCGGTATCCGTTACAGCATCACTTAAGTTATTTACAACCTTCGCAGCTTTTTTGCTGCTTCCTGCTAAAACTCCAATTACCTGTTTAGCTTTTTGCATGGCATCTAATCGGGCGGTTGCTTTTCCGATTGATCCAGATATTAAGTCCCAACCTTTGCTAGCGGCTTTGAATACCGTTGCGCCCACGAAGGTTGACTTCACTTTGTCCGCGAAGCTTTCCGCACTTTTATGCGCTCCGCTAAGGCCGCTTTTGTACTCGCTGTCGTCAAGTCCTAGTTTGACTTTAATTGTTCCATCAGCTCCTGATGCCATTTTTCAACCTCCTAGGTTTCTAATCTGGCCAGAAGTTCTGCTTCTATTTCTTGCGGTGTTCTTTCCTTTTCTGGTCCCTTGTCCTCAGGCAGGCGGTAATACTTTTCTAGGCGCTGCGCGTGACTCTTCTCCTCTCCTTTTAGATTTGAAGTATCTCTGGTTCTGTAACCAATAACGCGTATGATCATAGTATCGTCGCTTAGGGCGCTAAAAAGTGCCTTAAATTCAAACCAATGAAGTTTAGCGTCTAAAAGGTTTATGTTGTATTGCTGTCTAAACGCTGCATATATAAGGTCCATATCATATTCGAATCGATAGCCTTGTCGACCGTTTGTCTTGGCAGATGATTCTCTAGGCTTTTTGCCGCAAAAATAAAAGCCCATTATTGCATCCCATAGGTCTTTCTGATCACCTTTAAAAGCGAACGGGTTGATTCCTATTAGATCACAAATAACGGGCAGCTTCAGTTCCTCTGGTATTGCGTTATCTTGTATAACGCTGTCAACTCGGACCCAGGTTCTAAAGTCTGCATAAATGGGGAGAGCCGTTCCGTTAACGTCTACGCTTTCCGGAAGATCTTCTCTCTTTAGCCACAGCATTTCTTCCTCCATATCGTTTGTCTGCATATTCTAATGTTCTGTTAAATTTGTCCATAGATTCGCAAAGCTTGTCGATTTTATCCAGATTTTTCTTTTCTTCTTCCGCGACTTTTGCCTGCTGATCCTTTAAAAATTCATCCTGGAAGATGCTGTGTAATGTGAAGCAAAGTTCAAACTGTGCCGAGCTTTCTTCGTACCCTTTGAATAGTGTCTCAAAGGCTCCATCTCCTAGAATCCTATCAATTAAAGCAGGGCAGTCCTCTAGCGATTCTTTTCCGAATTTGCTAAGTGCATTCTGTTCTGTTGCCCAATTTTCTAGGGCTTCGATCTTAGAAGTGTCCTTTACATCGACTCTGAATCGGTGTCCGTCGATTTCGATATCTTTAAATAATTGCTTTTGTAACTTTAGTTCCATGATGTCCTCCTTATGTTGTTAAGTGCTTTATTCTGTAGCGTTGTCCGGGGTAAATGTTTTCGCCTTAATGTTAAACGTTCCCGGTACCTGATCGCCTTGTTGTGCGAATGTTCCAGAGCACATTAGTTTGCCTCCGGCCTCTCCGCTTCCTGGGTTATCTGGCTGCACTTCGTAGATTCTTTGATATGCTACAAAGTCCCCAGATTTAGGCGTTTTCTCGTTCCATGTTTCCACTTCGATCTCTTCAAAAGTAGAACCGACTCTTTGTTCTTTACCTTGCAAGTATACCCAGTAGTTAAAGGCATCCCCTGGGTACGCTCGGCCCTCGTAGGCTACTGTAGGCGCATAGCCTGTAACCTGGCTTTGGCTTCCGGCCTCTCCGATATATTGCACCCCATCATCTGTTGTAGCGTTCAAGGCTTGCTCCCAGTTTGTCAATCCCTTGTTGGCTAGAACGTAGCTTTCCGAGCCTGTGAATTTGACGTAATGTAGGTTGTCTTCGACCTTTAGTTCTCTATTAGGCAGTTCTGTTGTCATCATTCAAACCTTCCCTTCTTTTCGTAGGTTAATGTCATAGAGCAGTAGAAAGTTGAAAGCGCGGCCTCTTCTCCCGTGTAGTCTGAAGGTAGCGTTGTGAGCGCGACCTCTTGCGGTATTGCTTCGTCTAGCACGAGATTTGGGAAGCCTTGCGCCTCTTCTTCCGCGAGTGCCTGTACTAGTGCATACAGGATTCTGGACAAGTCCAGGCGTGCTTTCGTGTCCTTTCTGCTTGCTTGAATATAAATTTCAAAAGGGTATGTAGCTCTATAGCCACCACCCAGATAGTGTTCTATTTCTTCCGTGTAGCCACTACTTTTGAAAAGTAAGGCGGTGTGCTTGGAGTCATTGAAGTACTCCAGGCACCACGGTATGTTGTTGATATTGATTGAAGAAAAGAAGTTGTACAATCCATCTTCAATCTGTTTTACGTCTTCCAGCTTTATAATCTTCTTTTCACTCATCTGAATTCCTCCTTAAAAAACTTTTTAGCGCCTTCCATCCAGGCAGTCTTTCTGGCTTTCAAAGTTTTAGGCCACCACTCCGAGCCACCTTGTCTATAGCTCAAATTCCGATTTGTATAGACTTTTGTTTCTCCGTGTTTAGCCCATGGACTGTGGCTATGGGTTCCGATCATCACTCTTCCTGTATGTTGGAAGTGTGCGTATGGCGTGTCCCATATGATCCAATCGTTATCCTGTGCCGCCCATCTTAAAGCTGATGTTCTCAGCGTTCCTTTTCCGATAGGCACGTTTTTGTTCGTGTCTTGAACGATAAGCTGCTTCAGCTTCAATCTGGACCGTCGGAGCGCTTTCGTTCCTCGGGCCTGTAGCTCGGCCACCGGGATATCGACTATAACTTTTAGATGATACTCACTCACATGTTACCTCTATGAATTCTGGCGTGTTTCTCAAAGGATTTAGGATATTCACGTTCGTGATCTCGTAAATATCTCCGTGTGCTTCGATACGGTCCCCGGTTCTAATTGTGAATTGAGTGTCTGGCGTCTTAAATTCTGAAGGGGGAACTAGAACCTTGTCCGCCTTATAATCGTTCACGTCTATCGTTATGAGGATCGTATCGGAATTACTGGCACCCGTCTGTCCATAAGTCCGGGCTTTTGTTTTGGAAACCTTTACGTGTTGGACCGTTACTGTTGACGTAATTTCTTCCAGGTTTTCTTCGCCTAGAATGTTCATGACTTTTATTGTGTGCGGCCTAAGCCATCTCGGGCTTTTTACCATATCGCCTGGCAGACTAGTCCTGCTTTGAGTAATTGGTAGTCGAGCTCGGATGTTGCTAGGCTTGATAAGGGTATGTCATGGAACCTTATCGTTTTCGCATTATCTACGGAATACGAGAAACCGCTTGTGGTTGCGCCTGTGAAGTTCATATCGCTAGAACCCACGAAGCAATCCATACCGCCATGTGCTTCTATGAAGTCAATCTGGTATAGGACTGCTTTTTTTAGGTCCATGCCGTAGTCTTCCAAAGCCTGAACTTTCCAGTATGGAATCCTCTCTCGAATGTAGGATTCTAGAAGGCTTTCGGTTCTTGGTTCTATTTGTGAGTACTCCACTTCATCCAGTAGCGTTCCACCTAAGGCTGTGTATTCCTCAAAGCTTAGGATCATGCTTTATCTCCTATTTTTCTTCTCTCGCTGCTGCGACAGGAGCTACTTGTACATTACGGAATACACCGGCTTTAGTTGTATCTTTTGAAACGATAGAAGCAATCATTTCTACTTCTCCTTTTTTAACGGCTCCAGGTTCGCTTAAGTTTGGCATGTATTGGTGGATGATTTTCTGTCCTTGTGGACTTACAGCGTGCACGGCATCCAATCCGAATTTTGCAGCGTAAATGCTTGTTGTTCCTGTTGAGTCGTCGATAGGTACGCACATCAAGGATTTAGTTCCATTGTAGTATTCTCCCATGTCAACGATTGCGATTCCGTCGTAGTTGTCTACGCCTTGGCCGAAGCTGTTCTCTGATCTTGTGTAGTATCCTTGCATTTTAGCGATAGTTTTTAAAACAGTAGCTGTCTTGCGGTTTACTAATAAAGCGTCTGGTTTTACAGAGAAAGTTGATAGCCAAGAGTCCAATGCAAAAGTGAAGGCGTCTGCGTTTTCTTTGATCTTTGCGGCCGTTGATAAATCGAAGGCTGCGTCTGCGTTTTTCTCTTCCGTATTTGTTCCCTTTACTAATACATCCAAACCGTCAAAGCTTGTGTTATCTGTTGCAGCAGTTCCTTTGGCTGTTGACTTTCCGTTAATGAAGTCATAGTGGAATTTGTTCTTTACTGCAATGATTTTCTGAGCTAACTGGAATGCGATTTCTGAGCTTGCTGCTGTGTCTTCTAATACACGGTCTACTTCGTAAGCTCCACCAAAGATTTTTAAGTTTGTAGTTTTCTGAGTCTTTACGGCTTCTCCTGCTGTGTATTCGCTATTCAATTTACGACCTTCAGCCACGGATGGTGTTTTTAATTGTAAATAGCCATAAGTTAATGTCGAGCCACCTGTTCCTGGTGATACTGCGTTATCGAAAGTTAAACGATCCAAAATAAAAGAGTCCCTGCGGAACTCATCAATGACCTGCTGGTCTACGTGATCGGCTAAACCGACTTTTGATTGCTCTAATGTAATTGGCATCTTTTAGTTCCTCCTATTTTTTGTAGTGTTCTGAAATGGCTGCGGCTAGAGTTGTTGGTGCCTCTGGTTTCGGACTTCCTCCGTGATCTCCATCAAGTTTTACATCGTCACCTTTTGGCTTGTTTGGCTCTGCCGCCTTAAATAAGAAGCTGTCTTCTTTCTTGATAGCTTCTAATTGTTCGTCAAGTCCTGTTAATTTTCCATCCTTATCAAACTTGATCTTGTCTTTATCTAGTAACCCCATCAAGGCCTTTTCAGATAAGGTTCCAGATTTCGCGATAGCTAAACGAATTGCGCTGTCACGTTTTGTTTCTTCCAAGTCATGATCGTATTTTGTTTTCCAGTCGTTGACGTCTTTTTGTAGTTGTTTTACGTCTACTCCGTCAAAATCCTTGACGCTTTGTGTAAGCTCTTGAATGCGCGTTTCTTTGGCTTGCATGTCGCTCTCGTATTTTGCTTTCGAGACGTAGTCTCCTGAGGCTAGATTTGCTAGTTTTACGGTTTTATTTCCTTCTAGCTTAGCTGCAACCTGTGCATACAACTCTTCCCCTAAGATTTCTTTTAAAAACTCCATTTTGTCCTCCTGCGTTTTTTATATCTGGTTCACTCCAGTATCGAGTCCGGCCTTTTATATCCCGTGCCGAGGGGTATTCAAGCCTTTTATATGCCGTGCTTAGGGCATAATAAAAACCGCGCCATTCCTAGCACGGTTCTTGTCCTTATTTAGTTGTGTTCTAGTCTTTCAAATTTTTTAATTTCTGTTCTTCTAGCTTAATCAGTTCATCCAATTCCTCTTTTGACAAATCAAGAAGTACTGGGGGCACTCCGTCAAAGTCTTTCCATGGTTCTAAGCTTTTATAAATTTCTTGTATTCTATCTTGTGTCATAGCTTTCTCCATTCCAAGCCATAATCTTTTCCTATTTTTCTCATAGCTTTTTCGTACGCTTCAAGGTCAGTATACCCTTCATTTTTATAATTCGCAACCTTCATATCAAAGATATATGAAGTTACAGGCTTTCGAGCTTTATATATCCATACATCGCCATTATGGCATGCTACCACACCGACGTAGTATTCTCGATTTTTTGCTGTTGAAAAGTCTGAACCGCTAGGTGGTAGCGAATTAGGGTGATTATGTATGCCCACCAAAGTCCTAGGCTTAGCTTTTCGAACGGCTTTCAGTACTTCTTTATTAGCTCTCACTGTCTGTGGCTCTTTGGTATGTGCTGATGTAGCTACCACTTTTCCGGTATCTAAATCTATTAAGTGAAGCGTTTCGTATTCTGTTCCGGACTTATCTTTTAGAATGTCTATAGCCTTTTTGTATAGAGTGCTATTGGTTTGTTCGTTATTTGTTATCGAACTGAATTTCTTTTTATATTCTGGTGAATTTACAATCTCCCAGTTAACGCGGTCCTTGTTCCTTTTCGACTTTCCTTTTTCTGCTTCTTGTGGAGCCTTATAGTCCAATCGTTTCTTCGGTATTCTCACAGGCTTGTAAGGTCTGCCTTTTGTTCCGCCTATCTTCTCGGCTGAATAATCTCTCTTTAATCGGCCCTTAGAAGCGTCCACAAGCTCCTTCAGTCTCGTCTTGTTGTATTTATACCAGTAATCCTCTTTCGTCGTGTCTAGCCCTGCTGCAGCTTTCACACGGCGCTCTCTATCCCACTTTCTCATGTTTCTTTCGTAAGACCTTTGCTTTTGTTCCATCTGGTATATCCTGTCATTTTCTCTAGGGTTTACAGGCTTGTTGTAATCTTCGCTTATTCCTGGAAAGTATGCGGTAAATGAATGCCTACAGTTCCACCCGCCAAGTCCTGCGCCTGTTCCGTATCCGGTAGCCTCATAAAAGTTCTCGTAATTTCCTTCCGGATAGTTTACCCAGAACACTTTGCCTTGCCAGGCTGCGTGGCTTGGTCTGGCTCCCATGTGGGCACTTGTCTGTACTAGATTTATATCTAGCTCATCAATGACCGATTTCTCACAAGCCAGGGCGTTCTGGTTTACTGCGGTTCGTACTGCCAATCGAACGGCCGCCTCGATTGATCGTTGAGTACCGCTTGGATAGGATACTTTTGTTAGGCCTTCTCTGCATAGCTTGTCTATTGTGTTTGCGGTCGCTTGATCTAGTGAGTAAGCTCCGCTTGATACCTGAAGATAAGCCATGTCGTAGTATCTCATAAAAGTGTCGCTAGCCAGTTGAGCTGTGGTCCTTGTAAGGTTCTGGATGTCTCCCCACAGTGCTGATGTTCCTTTTTTGATCTGATCTGAAAATTCTAAGCCGCTTGTGTCGTATCCTCCAGCCTCTAGTCTGTCGAAGGTATCGCGGATACTTTTATAAGCGCTCTGTTGCATGATCCGGTCGACTTCTTCTTCGGAAGTGTGAAGTATTTCAGCTAGTCTTTTGTTAATCCAGTCCTGCTGCAACCCGAGTTGTTTTAGCTTGTTGTTTAAATACTCCGCTGTGCTTGTCATAGCGTCCTGATTCATCTTGATCCGCTCCGCTATGTCCACCAGTATTTCTGTGGCCAGTTCCTGATACAGTTTTTCTAGGTCGTCACCTACGTTCTGCAGGTAGTTCGGTTCAAGCATTAGGCTTCACCCTCTGGCCCCTCTTCGATTTGTGTTCCTTCTTGCGGGAAGAACATGCTTTGAATTCTATCTGCCGGGTTCTCTGTTTCTCCGGTCATCTCGCGTGCGGTCTGTTCGTCTTCTCCGTAGTATCGGACGCGATATTCCCATTTCTGTAGGATGCCGGCCGAGATTTCCTGAAGCATTCTTAGACGCTCCGCTTCCTCATCTGAAAACATAGTGTCGTCAAATTGAATTGTGATGCGAACGTCTGGATCAAGTCCGGATATGTGGCACTTTTCTTTGCCTAGGATGATAATCGATCTCGTTAGCTCTGTAAGAGCGTCCTGGATTGCGATACGTTGCTTCCAGACACTTTCTGTTAGCTCTTTATTGCTTGCACGAACCTGCGTTGCTGTGGTCATATTCTGGATGCTGAACTGGTATCGGTTTTGTCCAAGTCCGCATTTACTTGATAAAAGATTTAGATTGAATTGAACGTTCTCTTTGTTCTCGTCAACTCGAAGGCTTGGATTGTATTCCTCAAAAAGTCGAGGCTTGTCTGGACTTACTTGTGTTCCCGTACTTACGTATAGAGATTTTTCCAAAGTTGCACCGACGTCTGGTTCTTGCCTTACCGGTACTCGCTCGCCTTTATCGTTTAGCGCGTAGGCTGTTGGCTGCATGCTGAATAACGCCTGATCCATGAAAACCTTTTTCTTTCCTAGCAAAGTATCCATGAATAGGTTATCGTATGCCAAGTCGCAACTTTCCAGCATGTCGATTGCATTTGCGTAGATTGACATCCCTAATGGTACGTCTGCTATGTTGTTTTCAATATTAGGCTTTAGAATCACAAAAGGCTTGCAAGGTAGCTTGTAACTGATTGCTTCGCCGTGTGGCGCTGATACTCTTTCATAGCCTACAACGTCTCCTGCCACATTGCTGATTTTGAAGTAATGGTTGTAGATTTGGTAGCCCTCACGCTCTTGCTTGAAGACCTGGATGTACATGAAACGCTCCCCGTTTTGTGTGTACTCGCTAGCCAGTGCAATTTCTGATATATCTTCCTCGTCATAGGTCAACGGCACGATTTTCTGCGCGTCCTTGATAGTTTTGATTTGTACGCTCTGGGCACTCAGCTGTCCTTTGTTTACTGTTGGGTTTACAAGCTGCAGATAGAAGCACACGGTCCCTTGTGCGAATTCTCTCTCGACCGCTTTGTTTCCTAGCTTCCAGAACTTGCTGTTTCCTAAAACTCCACCGTTCTGATCTTCTTTGTCTCCGGTCAAGAACTCTTGCGTGATGCTCGTTCCGTGGTCATCACACTCTACAAGAATTCGAGTCTTATCGTTTAGAAGTAAATCGGCCCAGTCTTCGCAGACCTTCTTGGCCATGCGCATCTGTTTTCTTTTGACTTCTCTTGAGTTTCCTTCGTTATTCTTGATCTTGTATTTATGAAAATCTTGAACGTAGCCCTTCCACCAATCGTTCCAGAATTGAATTTTGTTGTAGTAGTCTTGGACTTCCTGGCTCACAGGATATCCTAAGTCCTTTAGTATTGTGAATAAAATTTTCATTTAAGTACTCCTTCCTGTGATCAGGTCCATAAATGTCGACCAACTGTAAAAATGGGCGTCGAATGTATCGACGTCGGTTGTGAAGTCATCCAGAATTTTGTCTTCCTTCGATTTTGTATCGTATAGGGCTGTGCTCAAACTTTCGACCACCATAGGTACTGCCTGGAACTTCATCTTGTGTCGGTTCAGCAGCATATTGTAGGTCAGAATCCTTGTCTTTCCGTCTATCTTGCGGCAATCAACCACATTGGTTGGGAAGCCTGCCCTTTGTACGGCTACTCGTATACTGTTCAGAATTACCTGTTCGGCGTTGTCGACAAAAATTGTGGACACCACGTATCCTTGCTGCCATAGGCTGCGTAGCATGTTTACTGTTTCTACACATAGCCTTTCTGCATCAATCGTTCCTTTTGAGTGGATGATCTTTCGCTCTGCAAAGGTTACAATCTCAGAAAGGTCTGCTGTGATTCCTGTTACGATCAGGCTACTGTGTGAACGCGTTCCACCTATGTCCAGGCCTATGTTGATCATGTTAAAAAGTGGGAGTTCTCCTTTGACTTCCCACTCGTCTGGATTGTCTGCAAACTGTGGAAAGAGTAGCCCTTCCGCGTTGCACCATTCTCCTAGTATGTATCTGTTGTATAGGACTGTCCCTCGATATTCGAGTTTCAAGTTTTCCACGAATTCCTGCGGCAGAAACGGGTTGTCTTCAATCGTGTATTTCTGTCGGAAGATGTCAGCTCCTGATTCTAGAAACTTTAAAAACCAATGGCTCTTGTTGTCCGGGTTGCATGTTCCATCAAAACAGCTATATGGTTTATCTAGACGGGACTTTAGCATGTCAAATACTTTCTTATTCCAGGTTACGACTTCATCCCCGTAGCAGTACGCTACTGAGGCCCCTTGTATCTTTGTAACCTGGCTTTCTTTGTCTGCGCCTATCGCATAGCAGTTACGCCCGAAAAGCTTTACCGTGTTGTCTGGTCTTACTCTTCCAACTAGTTCTGGGCCATATAATTCTCGCATGGGTTCTAGTACGTTTCTTTCAAGTGTTGACTTCGTGTTTCCTATGAGGAACACGTGGCCTGGAAGGCCCTCTATAGCTCGAATCCGTTTCGGGATGATGTAGTAGTCCAGCCATGTCTTTCCGCTACGTGTAGCCCCTTCTTTTATGTTCCAGCGGCTTGGTTTATGATTCCAGAACTCTTTCTGTTTCTCAGTTAGTTCCACTATCGTCTCCGGCTACTGTGTCCATAGCTTTCAATAAAAGATCCAGTTTCGTAATCTCTTTAGAAGGGTCGCCTTGTCTCTTGATCTGTTCAGCCTGTGCATTCATTAGCTTCGTTCTGGCTCTGTCTAGGCTAGTGACAGGTTGCTGTCCTGTAAGGTCTCGAATGAATTCGGCTGCCCTTACGTCTCCGCGTGTGGCTTTGTTGAACATGGTTGCGGCTAAAAGCATTTGATTGCTGAGCTCATCATCTTCTAATCCCATGTCGATCAGCTTCTCTTTGTTTCTTTCGCTTGGCTCCAATTCTAGGATTGCGGCCAGGCATTGTTTTAGCTTCTTTTTCTTTTTCTGGACTTTCTGGCTTGCGGCTCCGCCTTTGCGTCCCATCTCTGCTGCATTCTCTTTCGTGAAAGGCTTCAGGTTTTGCATAGGGTCTTTGCGCTGTCTGGCCGCTTCGCTTTTTGTACGTCCAGCTAATCCCTTAGCAGGCATCTGATATCAGCTCCGCCTGTTCTCCGGTGTAATCTTCCCAGCGCTTGATAATTACATCGGCATAGTGTGGATCATACTCCATCATGAAGCACCTCCGTCCTAGCTGTTCGCAAGCCATAAGCGTGGAGCCTGAACCTCCGAATAGGTCCAGCACGTTTTCTCCAGTTCGGCTGCTGTTCTTGATCTGCCTTGCAATCAGTGGAATTGGTTTCATGGTTGGGTGCAGATCGGATTTCGTGGGCTTCTTCTCGTCCAGAATCGTTGTGTCCTTGCACCCCCCCAGGATTAATTTTAGAAGGTCCTTAAGCTCGTCCTTCTTCATGCTGTCAATGTCCAGGTTCTCTGTGTCTTCGAGTACGGTTACAAGGTTTCTAGTGTTGACGAAGTAATGGGCTGCGCCATCTTTCCATCCGTAAAGGCACGGCTCGTGTTTCCACTGGTAGTCTTGGCGACCCAGTGCGAATGTGTTCTTGTTCCAGATCAATGTTTGTCGGATGTTTAGGCCTGCGCGTTCTGCTGCTTCCAGAAAGTTCTTGCTCTGTGTGGATGCATACCAAATGTAGAAGGTTCCGCCTGCCTTGAGCTGTTCTGTCATGTTCTCGAAGGCTACTTTTAGAAACTCGATAAACCCCTCGTCGTCTTCCCATGAGTCGTTATCAATGACCAGTCCGTCGGTTCTTCGGTGTAGCTGTTTCGCTTCACTTGGTCTCATATGCTGTCCTAGTGCTACGTTATATGGTGGATCAGTTACGACCATATCCATAGTAGCGTCGCTGCAAAGCTTTTCTACATCCTGGCGTTTGGTGCTGTCTCCGACCATCAATCTGTGTCTTCCTAGCATCCAGCATTGTCCTCTTTTGGTTGTTGGCTCTTCCGGAATCTCTGGCTCGAAGTTGTCGTCCTCTGCGATTTGTTCGTCGAATGTTTCTGTCTCAAAACCGAAAGGCTCCATATCGAAATCCATGTTGTCTAGCTCTTCCAGTTCAAACTGTAAAGCGTCAAGGTCCCATTGTGCTGCTTCCGCGACTTTGTTGTCTGCCAATCGGTAGGCTTTCACCTGTGCTGGTGTTAGATCGTCGGCCTGGATGCACGGCACTGTCTCAAGGCCTAGCTTTTGTGCTGCCTTCCATCTCGTGTGTCCTGCAATGATGATCAGGTCTTTATCCACCACAATTGGTTGCTTGAATCCGAACTCGTCTATAGATGCTGCGACTAAATCGACGGCATCTTCGTTGAGTCGTGGGTTGTTCTCGTAAGGCTTCAGGTCGCATGTTCTTATGTCTGTAATATTCATGTGTGTTCACCTCTGTTGTATTAAAAAAGAAGCGTTAGCAGCTCAGGGTTCTCTCCAATGAGAGGTCTATCCTGTTTAGCTTCTAAGGCTTCTTTGTTGTCTATGATTACCCGGAGCGCTGAAAAGAAAATAAAATTAATGTCCATGATTTGTCGTAGTAGATGTTTGTCGTTGACGTTGTCTGGAAAGCACTCGTTTTTTATAAAGGAGGACGCTCCGGGTAAAAGAAAAGAGGGCCCTTTTCTATCGGTCCTCTTTTACAAGTACTAATATACCACTTTAAAGTGGTACACAGTGGGAACTCTTTAGTTTTTTGTGAGCTTTTTTACTTCCGCCATCAGATGCTTATACAGTCCCCGTCTTGTGTATCCGTATTTCTCAGCAACTTCCTCAGCCTTGATTCTATGAATGTAAAGATCCCATAGAATATTCTGGTCTTGCAAATCGAGAAGTTCTGTCCATCTTAGGTCCGTCAGTCTTTTCTGGAAGTGATGCAGTTCTTGTTCTTTGGCTGATATCTCTTCAAATAGGCCGAGCGGGCTGTGGTACTGATGCTGATATGTCGGCATAGGCCACTTGCTTCTTTTCTGTTCTGCGGTCAGTTCGATCCCTCCAGACTTTGCAAGACCTGTCATCTGGTGGTTTAGTACTTCCAATTCCTGATTCAATTCAATCAAACGGTGGCAGCAGTAGCGCACCGTTTTTAGTTCTGGGATTAATTCATCATAAGTCATATTTTACCTCCTTAAAGCTTCGATTAAGGCTTTTTGTGTTATGTTCTTGTGTTCTAGTGCCTCCAGCATGTCCTCGTCTACTGTGCCTCTAGCTACGATCTGATAAATTGTCACGTTTTGTTTCTGTCCTTGTCTGTAGATTCTGGCATTTGCCTGCTGATACAGTTCAAGGTTCCAGTTTGGAAGTGTGTACCAGATTGCGATATGTCCACCACGTTGAAGGTTAAGTCCGTGTCCTGCGCTTGCTGGATGCAAAAGCAGCACATCTATCTTTCCGTCGTTCCAGTCTCGAACGTCGTCCTCGTTCTCAAGGCTGCGGACTTCCAGTTTCTGTTTCTTTAGATGTTCCTTGATTCGTTTTAGTTCGTGTTTGAAGTAATAAAACACCATCACTGGGTTCTGATTCGCGGATTCGATCAAGTCGTCTAGTGCCTCAAGTTTAGCTGCGTGAAGGGTTGCTACTTCTTCGAGCTTATTTCCTAGCTGATCGCGTTTATAGATTTCTCCTGATGTCATCTGTAGCAGCTGACCGCATAGCACTCCAGCGTTGGCTGCTAGCAGTGATTCGTTGTTATCTAGTTCCAGAACCTTCTCACGTTTGAAAGCGTGGTATTCTGTCATCGCTTTTTGAGGTAGCTCGATTGATTTTTTCAAGTACTGAACCGGTGGAAGTTTGGCGCAGTCTGCCTGATCCAGACTCATGCATACGTCACCTATTTTCTTGTATATTTTTTCCTCTGCATCCGGTCTTGGCTTCCAATCGTATACGATCATCCCGTTTCTTCTTCCTGGAATTAGGTATCTTTCTCGAAACTGAGTTAGTGTTCTACCTAATCGTTCTCCCTGGTCAATCAAATATATCTGGCTCCAAAGGTCCGGAATTCCTTTCGGGGCTGGTGTTCCAGTTAGGCCTATAAATCTGTCAGCTAGTGGCATAACTTTTCTTAGGGCTCTGAATCTTTGGCTTTTTGGATTCTTGAAAGTTGATAATTCATCAATCACTACCATGTCAAAGTCAAAGTATTTGTTGTCTACTAGCCAGGTAACGTTCTCTTTGCCTATGAGATAAATGTCTGCCTTTTGTCGCAGGGCCTTCTCACGTTGCTTTGGAGTGCCTGCTACGATTGAATAGCTCAAGTCCTTAGTATGACTCCACTTTTCTATTTCTTCCGGCCACGTGCTCTTTATTACTCGCACAGGGCCAATGATTAGAACCTTTTCTATGTCGATTAGTTTTAGAAGGCTGATGATCGTTAGCGTGGTTACGGTCTTTCCGGCTCCCATAGGGAGAAGAAGGCCACACTTCTTATGATCCAGTCCGAAGTTGATAGCCTTCTTTTGTGTGATTTTCCCGTTGATTAGTTCCCTATTTTGATTAGTTCCCAATTCAGGGGCGTTTTTTCCCGAAATTCGGGTTTAATTAGTTCCTAATTCGGATTTAATCAGTTCCCAATTCGAAAATGATTAGTTCCTAATTCGGGATTTAATTAGTTCTCAATTCGGGATATAGGAGGAAACAATGTATAAATCGAAACGCAGCCTCAAAGTGTATGTGATTTTCCATTTAATCATGTCCGTTTTGGAGGCGATTTTTACCAGTTAATCGTGTCCGTATTAACATTTAGAAATGTCCGTATTGCAATTTGGACATGTCCGTATTCGATTTTAATCGTGTCCGTATTGCAAGTTTAATTTTGTCCGTTTTAGAATATGATTACTTCTAAATTGGAATTACAGGAGAAAACAATGTATAAATCGAAACGCAGCCTCAAAGTGTACGAGGCACCACTTGGTTTAAATGGTAAGCAGCAAGTTCCAAGAATTCAGCTTCAGGGTCAGTGGCTTGAAGCACTTGGATATCATGTGGGTGATAAGATTGATGTTCAGTGTACTAATGACACGATCATCATCAATAAAGTGAAGACTATATAAAATAAGCGTCGGTCAATGAGTCGGCGCTTTTGTTTATAAAGTATTATTGTGCCTTACTGAATATCCAGTTATAATAGCAAATATAATAGCCAAGGAGGTTTATATATGAAAACAAAACA